CGCCGCCTGCGCCGGATCGCCGCCAGACCTGTCGAGGCCTTCCTGGAAATAGGCCCGACCGATCTTGTCCTGATAGGCCAGCGCCTGGGGACTGTTCTCGCGCATCAGGGCCGGGTTCCACGGGATACCGAGCTTGCGCGCCATGGACTCGGCGGTGGCCGGCAGCATCTGCGTCGAGCCCAGCGCATTGCCGTAGGGCGTGTCGGGGCCAACTGCGGTTCCGGGCGACTTCATGCCGCCGGATTCCTGCTGCTTGATCGAAGCCCATACCGCATCGGCGGCCGGCATGCTGCCCTGCCCGCTGAACGACGGGTCGAGATAGCTGGCATCGGGGTCCGTCTGGTCGGGTGTCAACCCCGCAGGTTTGGCGACGCCGCCCCAGGTGGTCTTGTCGTTGAGGTTGATGAAGTGCGTCGATCCGTCGGCGTTCTTTACTTCTTTCCAGTCGGCCTTTGGGGTGCTGTCCGGCGCGATGACGGTCTTGGCGGTGCCCGAGCCCGCATCGAAGGCATAAAGTCCGCCATCCTTGCCTTGCACCGCGGAGTACTGCTTTGCCGCCCCGGCCCCAAGGGCCGTCAGGGTCCCTTCAGGATCTTGGGCGATATGCGCGCGGATCTGCGCCAGGTCGTCGTCGCTCTCTCCGGCCATCTGCTTGAACTGTGGTGCTAAGGCGTCGAAGGCCTGGAGCGTCTTGTTCACGTCCCCACCGCTGGCGCGATGAATGTCCTGGAGTCGGGTCACAGCTCCCACGGTGAACTTCAGCGCCCGATCCTGCTGAGCATTGCTACTGGCCGTAGTCTCAGCTTGCAGTTGTTGGCCCGCGCCGATCTGCCCCGAGGCGTCCAAGGTATTCACCGCCGCCTGCGGGTTGCCCATCGCCAAGGCATTCCCGGCCTGGAGCGTGGCGGCACGGTTCTGCAAGGCGTTGCCAGTCCCATAGCCCTCGTTGAACGAGGTCAGCGGGTCCTTGAACTGGAAGCTCGCGATGTCGGTCATGCGTGCCCCCTAGAAGCCGAACGAGGTTGTCGGCAGCGGATTGACGAAGGTCGGGTTGGCGTTGAACGACGGCGCCACAATGCCCGCAGAGGTCGGAGCGGTCTGCAGGTTCAGTGGCGAACCCGATCCGCCGAGGTAGTTGGTGAACGCCGAGCCCGCGATGCCCGCGACGTTGCCGGCCAGGTTGGAGCCGATCTGGCCTTGCTGCAGGGCATTCCCAGCTTGCGCATTGCCAGCCGCCACGAGGCCGGCAGCATTGGCCGAACCCACGCCAAGATCGGCATTTCCGACCGTATTCGCCGCGTCCTGCCCGGCCCCAGTGTACTTGAAAAGATTGCCAGTCTGGGTGTCAAAGCGGCTGGTTAGGTAGTTTCGGTTGTTGTCATAGACATTCTGGTTGGTGTCGTAGGCATTAAGCCCGTTTACGGTGTTGGTGTTATAAGCCGATAGCGCGTTGGCGTTATTAGTGTTGTAGAGGTTGTTCGCGAATCCGCGCTCGTTGGCGAAGTCAGTATAGGCGATATTCTGTGCGCGATCCTGCAGAGCCTTCATCGCCGCGCCGCTTTGTAGCGCCCCGGTGGCGCTCGCGCCGGCCAAGGTAGCATTGCGGGCTTGGTCCTGCTGGTACTGGTAGGCCGGGCTGGCTGTGTAGTCGGACAGCGAATAGTTGAACTTCGCAGGCGCTACATAGGGCGCAGGCGCCGTATAGGCTCCCGGCTGCACTGGGTTAGCCGTGTTGCCAAAGGTTCCAGGATCGGCCGCCATCTGCGCCGCTCCTCCGGGCGCCAAGGCGTTCGGCGCCGGGGCTGGCGGACTGACTACAGGAACCGGAGTGGTGGCCAGCGTAGGCGGATTGATCTGTGTCGTCGCCGGGTTCATGGGGCCGGCCTGCCCCATAGCTTCAGTTCCAGCCATGCTGAGGGCCGGCGCCAAGGCGTTCGCGCCTGGGGATTGTGACGCTGACTGGAATGGCGCCGCGCTGGGCGCCAAGGCGTTCGGCGCGCCGGCCGCAATGTCGCCAACCGGGGAAGCGCTCTGCGCGGTGGAGACTGCGGCGTTGACGGGTCCACCAGGAAGGCCGAGGCGAGAGGTCAGGGCATTGAGGCCGGTATAGCCCGCCTGGACATAGGGCGCCTGCAGCGTCCCAACTTGCCCCGCAGCTTTGGCGCGGGCCGCGGCTGCAGCCTGCTGCGCCTGGACCTGCGCTGCCATGGCGTCGTTTGAGGCGCTCGACTGGTCCGTCGCGCCGCCAATAGCGCCCCCGAGCGCACCGCCAATCGCACCGCCTATGCCGGGCGCGATCATATTTCCGACGATCATCCCCCCGATTCCGAGGAGGCTGGATAGAAAACCCATCGAGGCCCCCTAGGACGAGAATACCGCAGCAGTCAGGAGGCCATCCTCGATGGCCTTGATGTGCTGCGAAAGGATCTGGATATGGTCCGCGATGGCCTGGACCTCAGCTTGGTTGTAGGTCGCGTCGACGCTGGGCGAGGTGTAGGTCGCAAACGTCGCTTTGGACGCCGTTCCGCTCGCAGCGGCCCAGCCTGAGGAGCCGTTCTTGTCCACCTTGCCGGAGATCAGCGGCGCGAAGTTGACGCTTGCCGCTGCCCCGCTGTCTGCCCCGCTTGTGATGTTGAGCAGCGTGCGCTGGAAGTATGGCGTCACGCAGCCCGCGTTTGGACCATCCAGGATGACGACCGGCGTGTCCTTGTCGACGAGTGGCGTGCGAAATAGCGGCATCAGCGCAGGGGCTCGTTATACTTGGCCTTCCGGACCGTGATCGGGGTCATGGTTCGGAAGCGGAATGTTCGGCCGGGGCGCTTAAGCGATCCCAGACGGCTCCAAGACACCAGCGTATTGCGCTGGCCCTCCCTGCCGAGCGACTGGTCGTCCGCGGCGCTCCAGGTCTGGCCGAGGTCGTCCGAGTAGCTCATCTGCATCATCGGATCGTCGTCGGGATTGTTCGTTTGGCCGGTGGCGATGTCGAGGCTGACATTGTTGCAGCGGATGCTGCTGGCGGTGACCTCCAGGATTCCACTGAAGTCGGTCACCACGGGATCTGACCCATCCGTGGCCTGGTCCTCGGTCATCTCCCAGATTTGGTTCGAGGTTGAATCTCCGATCAGCGGCTGGGCATTGGGGCCTATCGCTGAGGTCCCTGACCGGAAAAGCGGCTGGCCGTAGCTGGTTCGCTCATGCCAGTCCTGGGTTAACAGGTCATAGGCGAAACTGCCCTCGCCCGGGATGTGCAGGACATAGAAGTCGTGGCCGTTCCAACTGTCGGTCGTGGCGTAGGGGTTGCCCGCGGCCGGCACGGTGCTAACCGAGATCCGCTGCAGGATTTCCTCCAGGCCCTCGTCGCTGATCCGCATGGGGTTGGGCCGGCTCTGATAGACGCGCCGGTCGGTGCCAAGCCAGCAAACTGTGTCGTTCCCAGAGACATTGAGCTTCTGCACTGTCTCGCGGCAGGTGACGCCGATCCCGAAGATGCGCCCCCCGATGCGCTGGAATGGCAGGTCGAGATCACCGGTCGGCTGCCAGACCTCGATGCTGAGGCGGCCGAACAGCCAAAGTTCGTCTCCGATCACCTTGAGGGTCAGCAGGATGTCGGGCTGGCTTTCCGCGGTGGCGAAGTCGAGCGCGCCGACCGTCGTCCCGCCGACCGCCGACCAGTAGAACTTCCCCAGGTCAGAGGCGAACAGGAAGTAGCTGTTGAGCGTGTCAACCGCCGAGACGTTCAGCCCATCGGGAAAGCTGAGGGCCGAGAGCGACGTGCCGTCCGTAGTATAGGCCGTGGTCCCCGCCGTCAGCACGATGGTCCCGGAATTACCCTCGGCGCTCATCCGGAAGTCGCCGACAATGGTCCCAATCTTGGTGGCCGTTCCGACGCCTGGTAGGCCCGTCTGAGTCACGCGGTAGATGTCGGGTCCAGACTTGGCGATGATCGAGCCGGACAGGCCCTCGTCGGCCAACACGCCGCCCTTGCGATAAAGGCCCAGGATCGGCCCGGAACCAGCTACAGCAAACGGCCTGAGGCGCGGGCGGGTATGTAGCGACACCCGGTCCTCTAGGTTCGCCGGGGTCGCCTCGAAATAGGCGTTCCGGAGAATGAGCGGGGCGAGGTTGCTGCGTTTGTAGGCCGAGCGGCCAAGAGGAAGCGCAGGCACTACCAGTAATCTCGGATATGATGGGTGTGCAGAAGGTGCGGTCGATGCGGATCGCGCGCCTCGGCCTTCTTCAGCCGCGCCCGAAGGCTGCGCGCCGATTGCCCGGCCTTGGCGATGGTGCGGGGTCCGATGTTGGTGATCTCGCCGTACTCGTCTGCGATGTAGACCGCGAGTTGCGCAGATAGCCCTTCGTCGTCCTCAGAGCCGAACGGCAGCTCGCTGGTGAGGGTGAGGCCATCCGCCCGCCCCCATGCCGCCTTCGTGGCGCTATAGAGCCAGAGGCCGGCATTGGTGGCGGCTCCAACGATCTGCACCTTGGCAAGGTCGTGCGGTGGCCGGGAACAGGACTCATGGGTGACGGTTAGCGGCAAGATGACGGTTCCGGGCGCCGTGACCGTGATCCGATGCCCTTCCTTGGGCGCATAGCCCACGATATTGGTCGCGGCCTCGCGCCAAAAGCCGTTCTGCACGAGGCCCGGCATGTCGAGGATCAGGCTTTGCAGGCGCTCCAGGGCGTCGCTGGCCGCCGATCCACTCGGCTCCTGGCCGGCCGCGAGTTCGCCGATCAGGCGCAGAGCGCGGCGGATGATTGTCTTGGCTGTGCTCATCGCCACCCTCCGATCCGGTCGAAAAAGGCCGCGCCCCGCCCTCTTGTGAAGGCGGGGCGCGCGCCCTTTAGTCGGCCTTGGGCTTGTGAGCCCTGACCTTTGGGGCCGGAGCCTCTTCGGACGGCTCCGCGTCGCTGAGCTCGACGTGACGATTGCCCTGCAGCTTCTTCAGCACCGCCGGCGAGGGGTCGATTTCCGACCAGTCGCGTTCGATGTGGTGGCCGAAGAAGGTCAGGCCTTCGTGGACATCGCCGAGGTCTTCCTTGGGTCCAACGATCCGTGCGTACATGGTTCGTCGCCCCTTAGTTCGACACGTAGGCGATGGCGTACTTCACCGTGCCCGCCGCGCCGGTGGCCGCAGCCACGGCGATGAAGGCGCCCATCACCGTTTCCACGCCCGGCACGTAGCCGAACCCGGTCTTGGCGATGGTCGGACCCACGGTGGCCGCCCCGCTCTGGGCGATGGCGTTCGCCGCCAGCAGACGCGCCTGGCTTGCCGCATCACCAAGCGAGATGGTGATAGCCGGCGCGCCGTTGGTGTCCATGTCGGTGGCGTCCAGCATCACCCAGGCGATCTCGGCGTTCTTGGGGATGTTAACCCCCTTGCCGATCAGGCCGGTGGCGCCGGCTTGCGCCGCCGTCAGAGCGATGGTCTCACCGACCACCACGAGGCTGTTGGAGTCTGTCGAGGTTCTGGCCGGCCGCTTGGTGAGGTCGGCCGGGTTGTAGGTGGGAAGCATCTGAGCCATGGTTTTCGCCCTCCCTTAGACGGCGCCGAACACGGTGACGACGCCAAACTGTTCGCCGGGTCCCGTGCTCGTGGGGGTTTGGAAGAAGGTCTTTTCGACGGCGCGCAGTTCTTCCGTGCCAACGCCCTTGATGAAGCCGTAGTCGTCGTCCTTGCGCTGGGTGGCGATCGGGTCCTGACCCCAGGCCACGGCGAGCGCTTGGGCGCCGCAGAGATAGCCCACCGACACGTCGCAGCCTGCCGAACCCACGCCGGGCAGGACCGAGGTCTGCTCCGGGATCTCGTGGATGATGCAGCCGTTCCAGATCAGGTCGCCGCCCTGGAAGATCGGGTTCTTGTTCATCCCGTCGTCTTCGCGCGGGCGGGCGTCCTTGTTGGCCGCCTTGATGTCCGCGTCGGCCCGCAGCTTGTTGAAGGCGCGGGTTTCCACGAACAGCACGAAGTATTCGCGCCCATCGCTCTGCGTCGAGCGGTAGGGGCGAACGGCGCGCTGGCCGGTCTGGCGGTTACGCTGGCGGGCGAGCCCACGAGCGGCGTCCACGATGCCGGCTGACCAGGTGTCGGCGGCAGCGTCGACGTTGGCGATCGAGGAGGCGTAGTTGCTCGCCACCGTGTTCGCCGCAGAGATGCCGAACAGCAGTCGGTTGCGGTTATCTCCGACCCAGGCGTTCAGCTGGGTCGGGGTTGCCTCGGCCAGGGTCACGCCGCGGCCGATGCCGGCATCCTCGTTGTAGTGGTTGTCGTCATAGGCGACATAGGACAGCGCGTCGGTAACACCCTCGCGCATGTCGTCGGACGACCACAGCTTCAGCACGTCGCCGCGGGCCTTGAAGAGGTCGATGGCTGACTTCTGCTGCGCGGACTTCTTCACCGTGACGGCATTGCGGCGCCACCAGGGACGGGTCCGGAAGTCATAGGTGTCGAACTTGTCTTCCGCGCCAGTCAGGAGGCCAGCGCCGACACCCTTGCCGCGAAGCGAGCCGACCAGCGGGACGATGAGGTCCTTACCGCCGTCGATCAGGTCGCGCATGGTGTAGAAGATCGAGTTCGGGCTCGACCCCATGTAGGGGTTGTAGCCGCTCATCCGAACGTATTCGGACCAGTACTGGTTACGCCACTTGATGAGTTCGAGATTGGCGTCTGCTTCGGTGAAGGCCATGGCCTACGGTTCCTTTATCTTTGGAACATCCCGTCGAAGACCTCGCCGCCATCACCCACTCGGGCAGTGTCGGCGCGGCCTGCGGAAGGTCCTGCCGCGAGGCTTGCCCTCGGTGCGGCGGGGGCGGCCGGTTGGGCCGCTGGTATGGGTTGGACTTGAGGAGAGCCCGGCGCAGGCGCCGCGGCTTGTTGGGCCTGCCATTGCTGGAAGGCGTCGAGTTGGGCGGGATCGATCCGAGAGAGAAGTTGTTCGCGCTTCCACTCCGCGACGACAGTCCCTACGGGGTCTGTTGACGCGGCGACCTTGGCGTTGAAATACGGATCGGTGGCGCAGCGGTCGAAGCCCCACTGATAGGCCTTCGAAACCACGTCCTCCCCGTGCTTGACCTCCGCGACCGCCCTCGATGTCATGAGGCGCTGATCGTTGAGGGCTGCCTGGAACTGCGCCTCGCGGCGTTGTTCCCAGCCGGCCGGGTCCTCTTCCCGTGATTTGACGGGTTGAGCTCTCGCCAAGGCTTCCTGCTGATCCCGCCACTGCTGAAGCTGCGTCGCCCGAAGGTTGGCAGCATCCCGCTCATCTTCCGCCCGCTGACGCTTCAGGCGCTCGTCAACCAGGGCGGCGACGGGAGCCATCGGGTCGGGCGGCGGCGGCGCCGTCGGGGGCGTTTCGGCCGCCGGGCTGGCTGGAGGCGTCGAGTCCGGCGCGTCAGCGGCGGCGAACTTGCCATCCGGGCCACGCTTCGGACCTTCGGCTGTAGAAGCGTCGGGTTCTGGCGAGGCGGCCGCATCAGCTGCCGGGGCAGCGTCGGCGGCGACAACTTCGGGCGTGGCGGCGGGGGTGTCAGCAGCCGGAGCCGCATCCACAGGTTCGCCGCCCAGGAAGCTGGGGGTAAAGTCTTCGCTCATGTTGATCCCTGGAGTTTTCCGGTGTCGTCCGGAATTGACGAAGCGCCCGAAGCCGCGGCGGCCGGTGTCCCATGTCGGAGGAACGGCCCGTATCTCCCGTTCTCGCTAGGC